CTGCACGGCTTCTGTGAAGATCTGCGTGTAGTTGTTGCGCATCGTGGTCGGGGTGACCGTGATGAACGACGCGTCTGCGCCTTCAACCGCGGCGTTGGTCGCCGGGGCGCGCAGGCTGTCTTCCTGCCACTGAAACAGCGGCTGGGTGACCTTCTCGTTGCCGATACCGTTCTGGAACGGGGTCTTGCGCGGGGAGAGGTTGGTGATGACATCGGAGACCTGCTCCTTGATGCCGACCATCTGGTACGTCTGGAAAGTAGCCATAGTTCAGAAAATTCTTCTTTGGAAAAGGGTGGTGGTCTTAGTCTTCGCCTTCGAAGGCGAGGAATGCGTTGATCGCGTCGTCCTGAGAGCCGGTCTTGGCGGCCTTTGCGACGGCCTGTTTCACAGTCACCGTCTTGGAGCTGGCGCGAGCGGCGGGTGCAGACGCAGAGTTCTTCACAATCTTGGTCGGGGTCTTGTTGACCTTCGTGGTCACAACCTTCGACGCACCACGCTGGAATTGCATGGCCATGTGGAGGACTTTGAAGGCGGCAGCATCGGTGAGGTTGTTCACCATCTCCGGGGGCAGGCCGATGTCATTGGTCGCGAACGTGCGCAGGTCGTTGTAGAGCGCTTCGTTCCAACCCTTGATGTGCTGCTTGCTCTCGGGGTCGTTGAGTGCCTTGAGGCAATCACGAGCCGAAGTCTGTCGGGCCTTCAGTTGATCGGCGGATACCTTCTGCATGAAGCCGTCGATTTCGTTCTTGAGGAAGGCCTCGTCTTCCAGCGCCTTCTGAGCTTCAGCCTGCAGAGCTGCGAGCTGGTCGGCGGGGACGTTGGGGTCCTTCATCAACTGCGTCCACGGCAGCTCGCGATACTGGTTCGCGCGCTCGGTCGACCGCTTCAGCAGGACGTCATAGGCAGCGATGTTCTTCGCTTGGTCTGCCTCGACGGTCTTGCGAAGCTCGGCGGCCTCTTGGGACTTGCGTGTAAGAGATGCCTCTTGACCGGCGAGACGCTTCAGGGAGCCAAGGGTGAACTCTTGTTCGGCACCATCAACGGTGATCTTGAACTTGTGGTCATCCTTGATTTCGATGGTCGACTTCTCGTCGCCTTCGTCCTCTTTAGCTTCGTCCGTGTCTTCCTGCTCTTCGCTTTCTTCGTCCTCGGATGGCTCTTCAGCGTCCTCGGTTTCGTCGTCGGCGTCAGGCTGGTCGGTCTCTTCGTCTTCGCTTTTGACCTTTTTCTTCGATGGCTCTTCAGCGTCGTCACCCTCTTCGGGGGTCATGAAAGCGTTCATGATGGCGTCCTCGGTTTCGAGGGCGTCCGGGTATTCATTCAGGGCAGCTTCGTCCGTACGGATAGAAGTCATGATCAGTTCAAATTCTTTCGAATATAATTTGTGACGCGCTCTAGGTCTTCTAGAGTGGCGTCGGATTTAATAGTGTTGGCTCTGTTGCTGATGATGGAGACGTTTCCGCGCACGTAACCGAGCGACGGCACGTGCCGATCCAGCGAAGGAGAGCTTCCCCAGTCTGCGCGGCCGCGCACCAACGGCATGACAAGCACCGGGCAGTTGCCGTCTTCGGGAAAAATGTCCAATAGATGTTCGATATCGATATCGAACGGAACGCCGGCAGCTACAGCGCGCTTTCGCGCTCTGCCCAGAGTGTCGTGAAGCTTTTGGCGATGCCACGCCTCAGGGCTATACCACTTCGCATATCCTGTTTTGTCGTAGCCCTTAAAGACCGCCCCGTCCGCACGCACATCTCCGTACTTATGAGAGGCCATCGTAGATATCGTGTACGCCGGGGTCGTCCATAGGATCTGGAGTGGAGACAGCGGGTTGATTGTCTTGGTGTTGGGGGAGCTTGTCGAAGGCGTCGGCGAACTTAGCCGCGAGCCCGAGAAACTCTTCGAAGCCTTGGCATGACGCGTAGATGAACTCGCGCGCCTTGGTTTCATGTGGTTGCGTCTTGAGGATGTCGGCAGCGCACTGCTGTCGATACATGGCCACAAGAGCCTGGAAGCCCTCGGCCCCCAGCAGCTCCTTTGAGAAGCCGCCGAGAGCGAGGATGGTGTCGTCGTTCAAGCTGATGCTTTTCCGTGTAGGTAGGTCATCATCTTTGAGATGAGGTCGGGCCCTGAGACGCTTGAGGAAGCGCTAGGGTCCAGCAGTTGTCCCGTCATCGGATCCCGCTGCATCATTGCGTTGCGCATGAAGAAGCCGGTGTCCGGTGGGGCCTGCGGGGCATCCGCGGGGCGAGCCTGCGGCATTGGCACCTGTGCGGTCTGCGGAGCAGAAACGGGGGCGGGTGCGGGAGCAGGTGGCTGCGGAGGCGTGCCGAGACCGGGACCGCCGAAGCCCGCCCAAGGGAGGGACGGGGGTGCCTGCGGGATGCCGCGCTGTGGCGCGTCGTCCAGTGGCTGCACAGGAGGGGCTGCTGCCGGAGCGGCAGACCCGTATTGGCCCATGCGTGGATTGTAGCCGCCAGCAGGTCCCTGCCCGAGCCCAACGGGGGCAACGGCGGGAGGCGTATCGAAGGCCGCGGACATGTCCATCGGCTTAGACGGAGCAGCCGCCCCACCACCGTGATGCCCCATGCGTGGGTTGTACGACGGGGCGGGAACAGCGACGGGGGCTGCAGCCGGGGTGCTGTCAAAGCTCCCCGTGTGCCCCGCTGCGAGCCGTTTGGCCCTCAGTGCTGCGTGCTCTTTTGCAAGAGCATTCATCTCGTCGACTGAGTTGTCGGGCATGTGGTCACCGAAGGGCACGATGCCCCACGGTGTAGATCGTAGCAAATTCCACATTAGTGCGCTGATGCCTTTGGCTGTGCCGCCTTAGCAGCGGCGTTGAGTGCAGCCGTTCGCTCAGTGGCCGCGATCTTCTCCCGCTCGACGTCGATCTGCTCCTGCCCCTGTTGGATCCGTGCAGTTGTATCGGCGTCCTGGCGGTCGTTGGTGCGGTCGGTGTTGAGCGCGTCGATGTGCAGTTTGGCGCCCGACTGCTCCAGTTTGGACTGGGTGGCAGCGTAGAGGCGGTTGTCTGCGGCCTGCTTGACCTGAACAGACTGGGCTGCGGCGTCGGCCGTCTTCTCCTTGATGTCCAGCTCGCGAACCTTGAGAGGATCGGGGCCCGGAGGCTGAGCGTTGGGATCGAGGTAGGCAGAGAACCTGTTGAAGCCCTTGAGCTTGCTGATGTCGTGCAGCATCTCGTAGCGGCCCTTCTGGCCCATCATGTTGCTCACGATTGGGTCGGAGGTCATCTCTTTGAGGCCCATAGCCAGTTCGTTGGCGGCAGCATCCTTCTCGCCGTAGCCCAGGTGCTGGGACACGGAGCAGGTCGTACGCTCAGTCCACGCCTCGGCGTCGACCTGAAGGTCAGCACCAGCGACTTGGATCACGCGCTTGTCTTTGTAGATGATGCCGAGACGAACGACCTCAAGCATGAGGGGGACGAGGAAGTTGTACGCGAAGTTTCGCGCCATGATCTTCCCGCGGCCACCCGCAGCCTTCATCATGTTGTCCACAAGACCCTTGGAGTTCTGGGTCGAGATGGCGTCCTTGTTGAGGCCCTGCGAGAGCGCAGAGATACCCGTGGACTTCTCGTTGTTCTCAGTGAGCGTGTTGAGGACGTTGAAGATGTACGGGTTCAGGTTGTTCTGGACGAACGGCGCGACGCTGTCGGGACGGCGCACGTTGACGATGCCGCCGAGGCGGTTGTCGAGCAACTCGCGCGGGTTCATCAGGCCGCCATTGACCACCGCATAACGCGGGTTGGTCGAGATGGCGGTATGGTCGAGCACGCCGCGGAAGAGCACGGTGCGCGCGTTCTGCGTGTTGATCACGCGGGCCGCGAAGTTGTGGCCGTAGAACACGTGGGGCAGAGGAAGCGGCACGTAGGCCAGGAACGGGGCCTTGTCTACCTCTTCCGGCTTGTCGAGCAGCTTGCCGCCAGCGTGGACGATCTTGTACAGACGCGCGCCCTTGGAGCTGTCGATCTGCATACGCACGTAGCTCTCATACAGGACGATGTATTCCTGCGTGTCGTCTACGGGGTCGTTGTCAGTGTCGTTGCTCTGGGTCGGTGCGTTGCGCGCGAGGACCTCGGGGCTGAATTGCAGCTCCTTGGCATCGTCGGCGGGCAGCGACATCACGAGGGACTTCTTGTAGCCCAGGTCGATCAGCTCTGCGCGCGTCTTCGGCGTGCGGTGGCCGCAATACTTGGCTTCGAGGACGCAAGTGGCCAGGGGTTCGATCAGGAACTCTTCGGGAGCAATCGGATCGATGCAGGTCTTGCTGACGTCCTTCTTGCGCGTGAGCGTGCCGTGAAAGGTGCCCGTTGCGGGGTCGAGGTCGGCGTCGAACTCGTCGACATCGTCCTGGGCCGCGATGGCGTGCGCTTGATCGTACTGGAGGCCTTCGAAGGTCTCCTCGCTGTATGTGTGCTTCTTCTCCCAATAAACCTTTGCGACGCCGGCACGGGCCGTAAGGCCGTCGTACATGACGCTGCTGATGATGTTGTAGCCAGGGTTGGCCCGGAAGATGACGTAGGACGCATACTCGGTAGCGACGCGGCACATTTCCGCGTTCATGTCCTGATCAGGATCGAACTGCGCGATGTGCTCGCCGCCAGCGAACACCTCCAGCAGCTGTGCGCGCTGCATCTCGACACTGTCGTAGACGTCGCTGCTCACATAGGAGCTGGAGCCCTCTGAGGAGCGCTTGGGTAGGTCGCCGTTGATGTAGCGGGTGACGCGTTCTCGCTCTCGTGCGAGGCGACTGTCGAACCAGCTAACGCTGTTGGTCGATTTGGCAGAGACCTTGGCGATGATCTCTTCGTCCGTGAGAATAGCTGGCTTCTTCGCCATTGGTCCTTAAATTGCTTCGGTGTAAAAGTCGTCGGAGACGTCAACGGGTCGCCACTTGCCCTCGTGGACGTACGTGGCGATGGCGAGGGCCATGACCGTGTCGTCGTGAGTGCCGGCTTCGGCTTCCATCTTGCCGCTCTCGCTCACGACGAAGGTTTTCATTTCCTTCAGCGTGGTCTCGTCGTTGATTTCGATCTCGCGCTCTCGGTCGAGGGCGCGGAGCTTGTCGATGATCAGCGGCTTCGTGGCTTCAGACGTGAAGAAGCCGAGCTTGATGGTGTCGCGATCTGCGTCCAGCGTGCCTTCCATCGTCTCGGTGTAGAGATACGGATAGTTGCTGTCGCGCAGGGCAACGCAGGTTACGAGGCCGTGGTTGTTGCGTTCGGGTGCGATGGTGGCGCTGTTGTAGTGGTAGCCCAGCGTCTCAAGGATCTTCGCGAATA